CGGGTGCGGGCAAGCCCACCGTCATCTTGCTGTCCGGCCAGGATGAGCCGGAGCTGATGTACAAGATGACGCCGTACATCTGCGTCAATCAAGAGGAGCTGCTGGCGTGCCTGGAGGCAATACGGGACAGGCTGGACGACCTGCCCATACCGTACTGCCTGACAGAGCTTGCAAATTAGAAAGGAGGGTTAGAATGGCACGGGAACATAAGCCGACAAGGAGCGGCTACCCCCGCGACCTGCGGGACGCCGGACCGGCCGGCGAGGTAAAAACCACCTGGCAGCCGGAGGCGTTCACCTGGTACGGTGAGGAGGCGCGCGCGAAGGGCGGCGGGAATACCCTCTTCATCTACATAGGCAAGTCACAAATGAGGGTCTCCAGCGCTGCGGCCCTGGCGGCCGGCATGAAGGCCGGCGACCGGGTGCAGATCGGGGTCAACAAGCAATTCCTGGCGCTCAAGAAAAGCGGGACCGGCGTCCCGGCCAATTCGGACAGGGGCAAGACTTCCACCCACGGGCTGCTGATTTCGGCCACTCAGTTAATCAGAAAGCTGGCCGGCGACGGCTGGCCCGTCCCCTGCCGGGCGCTGTGTGTTTTCGATGAACAAAACGCCATGCTGGTGGCCCGCAAGCCGGGGGGGGGGTTATCCTGATTTCCGCATGGTGGCTATTAGCGGCTTTTGTTGTCGGCGGCTGGGTGGGCATCTTCACGATGGCCCTTCTGGCCGCAGCCGGCCGGGCCGACGAGGAGGCCGAAGCGCTGCGACGGCCGGAGGTGACGGAGTAATGGAACTGGATGAGCTGCGACGGCGGTACACGCCGGCCCAGCTTCAGGTGGTGGACCGGTACTTCGAGGTGCTGCGGTCCACCCGCAAGACGGGCAGGGTGGCCGCGTCGGTGTTGGTCAAGGAAATGGAATACTGGGCCAAGTTCCCGCCCGAGGTGGTGACGGAGGCCCTGGGCATCCACATCAGGAAGTACCCGGCCAAGAAAGAAGCCTATACCAGGGGCATCATGCGGGGGCTGGCGCGGGAAAGGGGTGAAACGGGTGGAAAACCTGGGGGAGATCACCCGGCGCGTGGCGGCTACGGTCAAGGCAAATACCGGAGCCACTACATCGACGGAAGCGACGAAACCGGCATGCCCTTTTAACGAGTGCGACGGCGGCGGCTGGGTGTTTGTGAGGGACGAGGACGGCGAAAGGATGCGGCAATGCCGCTGCGCTATCGCCCGGAAGGAGCAGGCCAGGCTGGAACGGCTGTTCAAGACGGCCAGGATACCCCGGCGCTTCCGGGAACGGCGGCTGGAGGACTTCGACTCCACCTACCAAAAAGGAGCCTGGAAAATCGCCTGCCGGTACGCGGAGCAGTTCGAGGCGTTGCGCCAGGAGAATAAAAACGGTCTTTGCTTCGTCGGCCCGCCGGGCACGGGCAAAAGCCACCTGGCCTATGGCATCCTGAACACACTCCTGGCCAGGGGTGTGCCGGGAATATGCGGGAGCGTCCCGGAGATCATGGACCTGCTGCGGCCCCAGGCCGGCCCCGGCCAGGAGGCCCAGGAGCGCCTGGAGCTTCTGAAGACCATGGACGTGGTGATCCTGGACGACCTGGGGGCCGAGCGGAACACCGAGTGGGTGACGGAGCGCCTGTACCTCATCATCAACGCCCGGTACGGGGAAATGCTGCCCACCATCATCACTTCCAACCTGGAGCTGGAGGAACTGGAGAAGCTGCCGGGCTGGGAGCGGATCACCAGCCGGCTGTTTGAAATGTGCCACCTGGTGCGGGTGGACGGGCCGGACTACCGGAAAGGGGGTAAAAGGTGAAGCTATTGCGACGGAAAAGGGCGGCGCAATACCCGCCGCCGGTCACAAAGGAGGAGTTCGAGGACGCCCTGCGGGCCGTGAGGGCTGCCGAAGCGAGGCTGAATCACGCCGAGGGCGACTTCGTGGAGGTGGCCGTCCTGGAACTGACGGCGGCCGAGAAAAGGTTTAACTGCCTACTCCGGACGGCACGGGCAGGCACAGCAAGACTTTAGAGGAGGGACAAAAGATGAACCAAGCAATGAAGCACAAGGTGATTAGTAAAGGCGGCGGCCTGACCATCCCGGCGGATGTGCGAAGGGAATACAACTTCCTGGCCGGCGAAGCGGTGGACATCACCGTGGACGACGGGCGGATAGTGATAAGCCAGCACACGCCGCGCTGCATGTTCTGTCAGAGCCATGAGAACGTCGGCAAATACATGGGCAGAAACGTCTGCCGGTCCTGCGTGGCCAGGATGGCGGAGGAGGTCGGAACCAATGGATGAGGCGGTAATGAAAGCCAAGGTAGACGAGTTTGCCAAGTGGGTCAACCTGGCCGCCGAAGCCAAGAAAGAGATCGAAAAGTTGAAGGCCGAATTTCAACGGCAGGCCGTTGAACTCATGAAGGACAGGAAGGTCAAGCAGGTGGAGTTCTGGGGGACGCAAAACGCCAAGGTGGCGGTGACGACCACCGAGACCCTGAAGCTGGTGTCGTACCACTTCCTGCTGCAGGTTGTCGGCGAAACGCTGCTCAAGGACTTTGTGAAGGAAGAGCCGCAGTATAAGCTGTCGGAACCGTTCAAGCGCCTGCTGACCGCCATTTTTCAGGGCGCATACGTGGAACAGTCGGTGGATGAAGTGATCGCCCAGATCACCGGCGACGAAAAGACCAGGAAGACCTTGAAGAAGAAGCTGAAAGGCAACTACGAGAAGGACGTGGAGAGCCTGAAGGTGATCGCCGGCCTGGCCGACAAAGACGCGGAGCACTTTGCCTATTTCGTTCAAGAGGCGGTTAACTACGGTAAGATCGTTCACCTGCTAGAGGCCGCCGGGTACGCGCGGAACACCGAGGACTTCACCAAGGCCCTGGACGCCATCCGGCACGCCGTGGTGGTCGAAGAGGGCATCAAAGTGGGCCTGGAAGCCGAAGGCGTTATGTGAAGGAGGTGTAGGCTGTGCGGAATAAGATGGCGGAGGCCCTGGCCTATATCTTCACCGGCTTTGTCGCCGGGTATTTTGTGGCCGCCCTGGTGGTGGCCAGGTACTGGGGCTGGCTCCCTTAAGGGGGTGCCGGCGGTGCGGCGACAGATCAGGCAAATCACGGTTATTCTCACGGAACACTTTCAGGAACGCTACCGGGAGCGGGTAGGCACCGCCCCCGCTTCCGCCCAGCGGGCCTGGGTGACCAGGAGCCTGGAAGTGCGCCGGCCCAAGAGGCAGCGGGACGGCAAGTACAGGCTGAAGCTGGTGGGCAGCCGCCACCAGGCGGTGCTGGCCAGGGAAAAGGACATCTGGGTGGCGGTGACGGTGAAATAGCCGCCCCTTATTAAAAAACGAACGGAGGTTAAATTATGTCGAACGCTCTGATTTACGATGACGCGGGCAAGCCCAGCATTATGGTGAGAATTCCGAAGTTCCGGGTTTCGGACGTGATACCGGGAGGACCGGACAAAATTCATTCGGCCTTTATTGTGGATGGCGTCGAGAAGGACGAGCTGTTCATCAGCAAGTACCAGAACATCATAGTGAACGAAAGGGCCTACAGCCTTCCGTTCCAGGAGCCGGCGGTTAATGTGACCTTTGACGAGGCGGTCGCCGCCTGCGAACTCAAAGGCCCAGGCTGGCACCTGATGACGAACGCCGAATGGGCAGCACTGGCGCTCTGGTCGAAGAAGAACGGCACCCTGCCGCGCGGGAACAATGACTGGGGTTCCAATATCGACCACCCGGACGAAAAGGGCATTTGCTTCGACGACTGCAAGGTGTTGACCGGCTCAGGCCCTGACACCTGGGCGCACGACCACACGCGGGACGGCATCTTCGACCTGTGCGGCAATGTCTGGGAGTGGTGCTCCGGGGTGCGGCTGCTGAACGGAGAACTGCAGATCGTCCCGGACAACAACGCCGCCAGGCGCACGGATCGGTGGGAGACGGTGACAGTGGACGGCAAAACGCTGAAATACTCCGAGACGGAAGGCGGGCTGATGCTCACCACGAACAAACCGAAGGGGAGCTGGAACGGGTGCCGCTTCAACGCCCTGGAGGCCGACATAGATGTGCCGGACATCCTGAAGGAGCTGGCCCTGTACCCGGTTGACGACACTATCACGGATTACTTCTGGGCCGGAGTGGAAGGTGAGCGCGCGGCTCTGCGTGGCGGGGACTGGAGCAACGGGTCCTACGCCCGTTCGGTATTCGCCCTCCACCTGTTCTATCCGCCGTCGGCCACGGACATCAGCATCGGCCTCGGCTTCCGCGCCGCTTTTGTCTTGTAGTCTGTAGTCTGAAAACTGTAATCTGGAACCTGAGCGACAGCGAAGGCTTGTAAGGAGGGCTGACGGTGGAAAACATGACGGCGGCACAAAGGAGGAAGATTTTTGCGGTGGCCAGGGAACTGAAGCTGGACGATGACCTGCTGCACGATGTGGTCTACGGCCTGACCAGGAAGGAGCACATCTCCGATCTGACCAAACGGGAAGCCGTCCTGGTGATAGACGACCTGGAGCGGCGGGTCAGGCGGCCCCAGGCCACGGCGGGGCGCGGCGGCAAGAGGACGGTCATGGCCACCAGGAAGCAACTCTGGATGATCAACAAACTGGTGAAAGACCTGGGCTGGGACGACAATCCCAAGCGCTTGCAGGGCTTCATCAGGAAATACGCCAAGGTTGACCATCCCCGCTGGTTGACCCTGGTCCAGGCCGGGAAGATCATCGAAGGACTCAAGGCGCTGGCCGAACGGCAAGAGGAGCAGGCGGCACCTTGACGACTTGGAAAATGAAGATTAAGATAACAAGGAGGGCGGCAATTTGGAAGAGTGGATGAAAGAACTAAACCCCGAAGTGCTGCCGGAGCCTTACAGGAAGCTGACTTCATTCATCGGCCTGGAACACACCATGAAGTTGGCGGAGGAGTTCCAGGGCACCACCCTGTACTTTGCAAAACTGGATAGCACCCTGAAGCTAATCAGAGACAAGAAGATCAGGGAGGAATTCAACGGCGGCAACCATAAGGAGCTGGCGGTGAAATACGGCCTTACCGAGGCCTGGGTCAGGAAGATACTGGCTGAGCGGCCGGACGAGAGCAACCAGATCAGGCTGTTCGAGTTAGAGGAAATGGCTTGAAAGTAGTTTTCTAAAGTAAAATTCTCAAGGACATTCTTTGAAAGCGAATACCGCGACACGTTAAAATCCCAGTAGAGGCTGGGATTTTTTCTTTTTGTTCAAAAATCGGAGCGAGAGGTGCGGCATGGACGGTATAGGCGTGCAAATTTTACTCATGGTCCTTTCGGCCACCCTGGCCGCTTTGGGCTACCTGGTGCAGGATACCAGGGGAGCGCTGAAACAGCGGCAGGAAAAGCAGGAAGAAGCGACGGAACTCCTGAGCAAGGAGCTATCGGACTTCAAGGCGGCAATGCCCCGCCAGTATGTCCTGCGTGAGGACTTCATCAGGACCACGGCCACCCTGGAGGCCAAGATCGACCGGGTGGACACAAACATCAAAGAAATCAAGGAGGCCATAGCCAAGCTGGTGGGAGGTGTAAAATAATATGGCAAATCGAGCCGAGGTCCGAGAAATCAGGGGCCGCATTTTAAAAATTCTGGACCTGGACTACCCACATGAAGTTTCCGACCGGGTGATCGCCCTTACGCTGAACGACATAAGCTACAACGTCAACCCGGCCATCCTCCACGGCTACCTGGATTATCTGCAGGACAAGGAATATGTGGAGTGCCGCCAGCTTGAATCCGACGACCTGAACTTGACCTTGATGGTGGCCAAGCTCACGGCGAAAGGCAAAGACCTCCTGGAGGGCAATATCCCGCCCGATCCGGGAGTGAATGTATAATGGCACGCCGGAAGCATTCCAAGATTGAGAAAGAGCTGCCGGCGGAACTGGTGGAGGAAATCAATGCCCGCCTGGTGGAGGGCCACACCTACCAGGAGGTGGCCGACTGGCTGAAGCAGATGGGCCACCAGGTCAGTAAGTCCTCCGTGGGCCGCTACGGCAAGGACTTCCTGTCCAGGCTGGAACGGCTGCGCATCGTCCGCGACCAGGCCAGGGCGATTGTGGAGGACAACGCCGACCGGCCGGCCACGGAACTAAACGAAGCGGCCAGCGCCCTGGCCAGCCAGCTTATCACCGAGGCCCTGCTGGCTGCCGGCGACGCCGGGAAGGGACTGGACAAAAAGGTCACCGAAGCCATCAAGGCCCTGGCTTTGCTGGAGCGCAGCGCCGTGGCGAGGGAGCGGCTGAAACTGGAGTTCAGGCAGAAGGCCGACGCGGCGGTGAAGCAAATCGAGCAGGCCGCCCAGAAGAAGGGCCTGGACCCGGAAACCCTGGCCCTGATCAAGGAGCAGATATATGGCATCATCTAGCGCTATCCGCCTAGCCGAATACCAAAAGAAATGGGTTGAAGATCAGAGCCGGTTCAAGATTGCATTGAAAGCACGGCAGACCGGTTTTTCCTTCGCTGTGGCTTTGGAAGTGGTGCTGGACGCGGTGGAGCACCGGACTTTGTGGGTGCTTCTCTCCCGTGGTGAACGGCAGAGTAAGGAACTGATGGAGAAAGTGGCTATGCATGCCCGTGCCATTGGGGTGGCCTGCCAGGAGCTGGAGACGGTGTTCCAGATCGAGGACCGGGAGATTAAGCAGCTTGAAGTGCGCTTCCCCAACGGGTCCAAAATCATCGGCCTGCCGGCGAACCCGGACACGGCCCGGGGTTTTTCCGGAAACGTGGTCCTGGACGAGTTCGCCTTTCATGCGGATAGCAGAAAGATTTGGACAGCCCTTTACCCCACCATCACCAGGGGTTACAAGATCAGGGTGGTCAGCACGCCCCAGGGCAAGTCTAACAAGTATTACAACCTCTGGATGGACGATACCGGCACCTGGTCCAAGCACCGGGTTGACATTTACCAGGCTAAGGAACAGGGCATGGACGTGGACATCGAGGAGCTGCGCAAGGGGGTTGAATCGGAGGACGATTGGCTGCAGGAATTCTGCTGCGAGTTCCTGGACGAGGCCGACTCCCTCCTGTCCTACGAGCTGATCTCCTCCTGCGAGGACGACGCGGCCCACATCGAGCTGCCCGAGAACTGGGAGCCTGAAGGCGATCTCTACCTGGGGGTGGACATCGGCCGCAAGCGCGACCTGACGGTGTTCTGGCTCTATGAGGTCCTGGGTGACGTGTTCTGGACCAGGGCGGTCCGGGAACTGCTTAAAACGCCGTTCAGGGTACAGCGGCAGGAACTTTTCTGGTACCTTTCCCTGCCCCGCTTGCGGAGGGCCTGCATTGACAGCACAGGTTTAGGAATGCAGCTTGCCGAGGAGGCCCAGGAGCGGTACGGGTACCTGGTGGAGGCGGTGAACTTCACCGGCGGGGTAAAGCAGGAACTGGCAGTCACCCAGCGGCGCAAATTTGAAGATCGCCTGGTGCGCATTCCCGCAAGCCGGGAAATCCGCGAGGACCTGCACCGGGTCAAGAAAGTCACCACGGCGGCCGGAAATATCAGATACGACGCAGAGCGAACCGAGGCAAGCGGCCACGCTGACCGGTTCTGGGCGTCGGCCCTGGCGCTCCACGCCGGAACCAACCCGCCCGGCAAACCGGATTACCGGTCAGTGGCCAGGCGGCGGGTAATTGTGAAGGGGGCTTACTAATGCCCGTAATTTACGGGCCGGACGGACGGCCCATCAAAATGCGAGAAAAACCGATAATGGACGAGGTGGTGGTGGCTTCCATCCGGGACCGCTTCTCCTCTTACCCCTCCTCCGGGCTGACGCCGCAGCGACTGGCCCGCATCTTCCGGGAGGCCGACGAGGGCGACATCCTGCGCCAGGCTGAACTATTCGAGGAGATGGAGGAAAAAGACCCTCACCTCTACAGCCTGCTGCAGACCAGGAAGAACGCGGTGCTGGGCCTGGACTATGACGTGGTGGCCTTTTCCGACGATCCGAAGGACCAGGAAGTGGCGGATTTTATCACTGAGGCCCTGGAGCGCATCCTGGGCTTCGAGGAGGCCCTGCTGGACCTGCTGGACGCCATCGGCAAGGGGCTTTCCGGCACGGAAATCATGTGGGAGATCGCGGAGGGCAGGGTCTGGGCCAGGGAACTGCGCTGGGTGCCCCAAAAGAGATTCACCTTCACCAACGACACCGGGGAGCTGCGCCTTTTGACGGATGCAAGCCCGGTTCAAGGGATCGAGCTGCCGGCAAACAAGTTTATTGTCAACAAATACAAGGCCAGGAGCGGCCACCCGTCCCGCCAGGGGGTGCTGCGGGTGGTGGCCTATATGTACCTTTTCAAGAACTACACCCTGAAGGACTGGGTGGCCTTCGCGGAAATCTTCGGCATGCCGTTGCGGCTGGGGAAATATGACCCAGGCGCATCCCCGGAGGACCGGGACAAGCTGCTGCAGGCCGTGGTGCAACTGGGGAGTGACGCCGCCGGCATCATCAGCCGGAACACGGACATTGAATTCGTCGAAACCAAGAGCACCGGCGGGGCCAGTGTATACCAGGGACTGGCCAGTTTCTGCAATGCCGAAATGAGCAAGGCCATCCTGGGGCAGACCCTGACCACCGAGGTGGGCGGCAGGGGCAGCTACGCCGCCAGCCAGACCCACGCCGAGGTTCGACAGGACCTCCTGGAGGCGGACTGCAAGGCGCTGGCGGAAACACTGCGCCGGGACCTGATCAGGCCCCTGGTGCTGTTCAATTTCGGGCCGGAGGCCAGGCTTCCCTGGGTCAAATTCCACTATGAGCCGCCGGAAGACCTGGCGGCCGAGAGCAAGACATACGCCGCCCTGGTGAAAGAGGTGGGCCTGCCCATTGCGGCGGAGCACCTGTATGAGAAGTTCGGCATTCCGAAGCCGGAGGCCGGGCAGGCCCTGGTGACCCCGCCGGCCGGCGGGCCGGTGCCCTTAAAGAGCCTGGCCCTGGCCGACAACGACCTGCTTAACGCCCAGGCCAAGGTGGACCGCCTGGCCGACCTGGTGGTGGTCCAGGCGGTGCCGGCGACGCAGGACTTGCTGGAACCTGTGCGGCAGGCCATTGCCCAGGCCAGGAGCCTGGAGGAGCTGCGGGAAAGGCTGGCCGAACTGTACGGCCAGATGGCCCTGGAGGAGTTCGAGGACCTGGTGCAGCGGGCCATGTACGCCGCCGACCTGTACGGGAGGTATACGGTCAATGGCTGACGTGGCGCACATCGTGCTGGAACCCCTGCCCTTCCAGGAAGCCATGGATTACTGGCGGTCCAAAGTGGTCATGACCCCGGAGGAATTCCGCCGGCTGGCCGACGCGGTGAAGGTAAACGCTTTCACGGTGGCGGACATGGCCGGGCTGGACATGCTGAATGAGGTATGGAGGCTCCTGGACAAGGCCATTGCCGAAGGGCTGACAATCAACGAGTTCCGGGAAAAGGCCGGCGAACTATTCAAGGCCAGGGGCTGGGAAGGGGCCACCCCCTACCGGCTGGACAACATTTTCCGGACCAACATTCAAACGGCCTTCAATGTCGGGCGGTACAAGCAGATGACCGAGCCGGACATTCTGCAGGCCAGGCCCATCTGGGTGTACGATGCGGTGAATGACAGGAGGACCCGGCCCACCCACCTGGCCCTGGACGGGACGGCGCGCCGGGCGGATGACCCCTTCTGGGACACCTGGTACCCGCCCAACGGATACCGGTGCCGGTGCGCGGTGCGCAACCTCTCCGAGCGGGAGGCCAGGCGCAGGGGCGTAACAGTGCAGACGGGAGCCGCCCCCGGACTGGTGGAGCCGCCGGGTCAGCCAGCCAGGCCGCTGATACCGGACCCAGGGTTTGACTTCAACCCAGGGAAAGAGGCGTGGAAGCCGGACCTGACCAGGTACCCGGCACCCCTTCGGGAGGCCTACCAGAAACGGCTGGCGGAGCGGTCCGGATAAAGCCCCTCAGAGGCCCCGAAAAGGCCTCTGAAAGGCTGGGGGATAGTTAGATACCAGGGCGGGTTCAGTAACGCGAAATAACGCGAATTAACGCGGTTTTAACGCGGTAGTAACGCGGGGGGTGATGACATGGCGGCGACAGAGGAAGAAAAGCGGGCGCAGGAGGCCCGGTCCAAACGGTACGGCATCGGCGTGAAGCCGGACGGCAATGTGACCATGCCGGCGGAACACATGCGGCGCTGGCCGGGAATGAGTGATGAGGATTACCTGGACCCGGTGAATTACCGTTACCCCTGCCCGGATGCGGAGCAGACCAGGGTGGCGGCCAGGTACTGGGGGCAGCCGGACAACCAGCAGGGATACACCGAGGCGGAACGGGAGATCGTTACCCGCCGGCTGGAGGAGAAAAAGAAGAAGTTCAAGATCGGTGAGTTCACCCAGGAGAACACCTTCGCCGTCACACTGGCCAGCGACATGGCGGGCCAGGTGCCGGAGTGGATACAACTCCTCCCCTTCGGCCTGGTGAAGTCGGTCAAGGGCGACTTCAATGTGGACGGGGAGAGCCTGGCCGAGATTATCGGTTACTTTGAGGCCAGGGGCAACGACGTGGTGATCGACTACGAGCACCAGACCCTGGACGGCGGCCAGGCACCGGCGGCGGGCTGGGTCAAGGAACTGCAGGACAGAGGCCCGGACGGCCTCTGGGCCAGGGTGGACTGGACCGAACGGGCCAGGGAATACCTGGCGAATAAGGAATACCGATACCTTTCCCCGGTGGTGCTGGTACGCCGGGCGGATAACAAGGCGGTGGCCATTCATTCGGTAGCGCTGACCAACGCCCCGGCCATGTCCGGGGTGCGGCCGATAGTCAACAAACACACCAAGGAGGATGATGGTATGAAGTTTCTGGAGGAACTGGCCAGGCTGCTGGGCCTGACTGGCCAGGCAAGCGAGGCGGACGCGCTGGCGGCGGTCAAGGCCCTGAAGGACAAGGCCGAAGTCGCGGCGCACAAAGAGGTCCTGGAGCTGCTGGACCTCAAGGAAGGGGCCGGGCTGGTGGAAGTCAAGGGCAAGGTGATCGCCCTGAAAAACCCGTCGGGCTACGTGCGGGCGGAAGAGTTCAAGGCCCTGCAGGAGAAGCTGGCCCAGCGCGAACGCGACGAGCTGGTGACCAGGGCGCTGACGGAGGGCAAGATCGCCCCGGCTCAAAAAGCGTGGGCCGAGCAGTACGCCCTGAAAGATCAGGAAGGGTTCAAGGCGTTTCTGGAGCAGGCCCCGCAGGTGGTACCCTTAAACCCGGCACCCGGTGGTGGCGGCGGCAAATCTGGTGCTGGCGCGGACGACGTGCAAATGTCGGTCAATAAGATGCTGGGGATTTCCGAGGAAGACTTCAAGAAGTACGGGGCGGAGGTGTAAAGGATGACAGCGTTAACCAAGGACAGGAACACTACCAGGAAAGAAGGCGGCCAGGCGGCCTACCCGGTGGCGGCCGGAGCGAAGATTTTCGCCGGCGGCATGGTCTGCCTGAACGCCGGCGGCTACGCGGTGCCGGCCGCAAACACGGCCGGGCTGAAGTTCGTGGGCGTGTCCCGCCAGTACGTGGACAATGCCGGCGGGGCCGACGGTGCCCAGACGGTGTTGGTCTGGAAAAACGGGGTTTTCGACTTCGAGGCCGCCGGTATGACTGCGGCGGACGTAGGCAAGCCGGTTTTCGTGAGCGACGATCAGACGGTGGCCCTGTCGGGCAGCAATGCCGTGGGCTGTGGCATCATCACCGAAGTGGAAGCGGCGACCAAGGTCTGGGTTGACATTGACGAGGCCAACCGCAGGACGGCCCAGGCCCAGGCCGACAGCGCCGCCGCCGACGTGGCCACGCTCAAGACCGATTTCAATGCCCTGCTGGCGAAGCTCAAAGCGGCCGGCATCATGGCATCTTAGGAGGGATAAAGGATGATTGTAAACCAGGCGACACTGCAGAGCATCTTCCGCAGTTTTAAGACCATTTTCAACAAGGCGCTGGACACCGCCCAGCCGGTATATGATCGCATTGCCACGACGGTCCCCTCCTCCACCCGCGAGGAGGAATACAAGTGGCTGGGCAAGGTCCCGCGCATGCGGGAATGGATCGGCGACCGGGTGATCCAGAACCTGGCGGCCTACGGGTACGCAATTAAGAACCGGGACTGGGAAGCCACCGTGGGCGTGGACAGGAACGACATCGAGGACGACTCCATAGGCATTTACACCCCGTTGATCCAGGCCCTGGCCCAGTCGGCGGCCCTGCATCCGGACGAGCTGGTGTTTGAACTCCTGGTCAACGGGTTTACCCAGAAGTGCTACGACGGCCAACCGTTCTTTGCAGCCGAGCACGTGGACGGCAACCAGCCCGCGCAGTCGAACACCACCACGGTCAAGCTGTCCGCCACCTCTTACGCGGCGGCCAGGTCGGCCATGATGAGCTACAAGGATGAGCACGGGCGGCCGCTCAAGATTGTACCCAACCTCCTGGTGGTAGCGCCCAAGAACGAAGAAACCGGCCGGAAAATCCTGATGGCCGAAACCGACGCAAACGGCGCGACCAACCCCTGGAAGGGCACCGCTGAACTGCTGGTCGCCCCCGAGCTGGCCGGAAATGACGACATGTGGTTCCTGTTGGATGTGAGCAAGCCCATTAAGCCCCTGATCTTCCAGCAGCGCAAGCGCCCCGAGTTTGTGGCCAAGGATCGCCCCGACGACGACACCGTATTCATGAAGAAGGAATACCTGTACGGCGTGGACAGCCGGGACAATGCCGGTTACGGACTGTGGCAACTGGCTTACGGCTCCACTGGCACCACGGCGTAAGGGGTGACGGCGGATGATCCGGATAACGAGCAAGGTTGACGGCTATAGGCGGTGCGGGGTCCTTCATCCCGCCCGCCCCACCGAATACGAGGACGGCAAGTTCGCCGAGGAGGAGCTGGCGGTGCTGCAGGCGGACCCGCTGCTGACGGTGGAGGTTGAGCCATCGGGGCCACCCGCCGGCAACACCGGGCATCTGGACCCGGAAAGCCTGGAGGGCATGACGGCGGCCCAGCTCAAGAAGCTGGCCGAAGACATGGGGCTGGACATCCCCGATAAGGCCGCCAAGAAACAATTGATTGAACTGATTGCCAAGGAGCCGGTAACTGCCGGTGACGCGGGAGGTTCCGAATAATGTACTGCGACCTGGAGGACTTGAAAAAACAGGTGCCCGAGGCGGTGCTGGTTGAGCTGACGGATGACGAGCGCCTGGGCACGGTCAACACCGGACGGGTCGATCGGGCCATCGAGGACGCCGCCGACCTGATCAACTCTTACGCCGCCTCCCGGTACCCGATTCCCTTCAACCCGGTGCCGGGGGTGATCAGGAAGATTGCCGTGGACATTGCCCTCTACAACCTCTTTTCCCGGCGGGGATACGACGAGGACACCGCCGACAAGTCGGTTTTAGACCGCTACAAAGGGGCGGTTAACTTCCTGGAGCACCTGGCCAAGGGCCTGGTGACCATCGGGGCCGGCCAGCCGGCGGCGGAAGGCGGCGCGGTCCTCCAGTCCGGCGGCCGGGTGTTCGGCCGGGAGAGCATGAGGAGCTGGTAGGATGGCGCGGGAGGGATTGCAAATCCAGGGTGACTTCCTGGCCGTGGAACGGCGGCTGGAACGCCTGACCAGACTCAATTTCACCAGCATCCACCGGGAGATCGGCGAGTATATCCTGGGGACGGTCCACGACCGCTTCAAGAAAGGCGAAGGTCCCGACGGCAAGAAGTGGCCCCAGTCCCTCCGGGCCAAGGCGGAAGGCGGCCAGACCCTGGTGGACACCAGACATTACGAGAACAGCTTTACCCGCCGGGCCGGCCCGGACCGCGCGGACGTGGGTACCAATTGGCCGTATGCCAAGGTCCACCAGGAGGGGCGCGTCATCAAGCCCCGGCGGGCCAGGGCGCTGCGCTTCCGGATCGGCGACCGGTGGGCCGTCAAGAAACGGGTAAAGGTGCCGGCCAGGCCGGTGCTGGGACTGAACGACGGAGACCAGGCCGAGATCAGGGAGATTGTGGCCGAGCACATCGGGGAGGCGATTAAATGACCGGCGAGTGCAAGAACTACCTGGACCAGAAGCTGCGGGCGGCCGGGATTAACGAAGTGTATCAGACAGCCGAGCAGGGGCAAAAGCACCATTCCCTCCCCTACGCCCTGGTGTCGGCCGACGCGGGCCAGCTCTCCGGCCATGAGCGCCTGGAGTATAGCCCCCGGCGGGTGGCCATGGAAAACGACCTGATAAACAAGGTGCGCCGGGTGCGGTGGCGGACCCATATCAGGCACCTGCAGCTCCGGGTGGCCATCGTTCACCGGACGGAGGCCGAGGCCGAGGCGGCGCTGACTGCGTTTTTGGCCGACCTGGACCGGCGGTTTCTGGACGCCGGCGGCAACGCGGTGTTGGTGAACGCGGACGTGGCCAGCAGGAACGACGACGGCAGCCTGCTGCGCAGCCAGGCGGGAGCCGAGGCTGTTGTTTTCTTCCAGGGCGGGGTGTACCGGGACGAGCAAACGCCTCTCTTCAGCGTTCCCGAGACACTGGCCCTGGAACCAGAGATGACACAGGAGGTGTAAGTGATGGCCAAAGATAAGGACAAGGACGACAAGACCCCTCCGGTTTTGGAGGAGAAGACGATTGAGGAATGGGCGGCCGGGACCGGAACGCCGGCCTGGGCCTTCGAGGGCCTGAAGGTCAGGCAAAACTGGGCCGCCGGCAAAGTGGTAACCGAACAGGAATACCAGAAGGCGCTCCAGGAGTTCCTGGGCGGCCCGATGGTGAAAGAGGGGGATAACAGACTATGCCGACTTTACCGGACGTAAACATTGATATTCTGGACGGCGGGCTGGGATTGGTAAGTTCCAGCGCCACCGGCGTCCATGCCAAGGTGGGGGTATGTTCGGCCGGAGTGGCCAACCAGATCGTGGGCGTGTCCGACCCCAGCAAGATTAAGGACCTTTTTGGCACCGGCCCCCTGGCCAACGCCCTGGGGGACAGCTTCCAGGCGGGCAGCAGTGTGATGTATGCGGTCAGGGCCGCCGGCGACATCGCGGGCGTAACTGGTACCGTTACTTTCACCAAGACGGGAACGGGCAGCATGACCGTCTCCGGCAGTCCGCTGGACAACTACCAGGTGCAGGTAAAGATTGAGGACCCAGGTAAGATAAACGTGGCCTCCTTCCGGTACAGCCTGGACGGAGGGGACAACTGGAGCGGAAAGCTGACGGTGCAGGTGTCCTATGCCATTCCGGACACCGGAATCACGCTTAACTTCAGCGAGGACGCGGTGACGCCGGAAAACAGCTTTAAGACCGGCGACCTGTACAGCTTCAACACCACCGCCCCCAAGGCCAGCGTGTCCAGCATCCAGGCGGCGGTGCAGGCCCTGCTGGATTCGGCCTACAAGTTCGAGTTCGTCCACGTGGTGGGCGAAGCGGACGCGGCGGTCTGGACGGCCCTGGCCAGCCTGGCCACCACCGCCGAAACCAAGTTCCGCTATATCCACTTCCTGGCCGAGGCTGCCGGACCCGGCGCGACGGACACGGTTGATGTCTGGGTGAACGCGCGGGTGACCGAGGCCCAGAGTTTTGCCTCCACCAGGGTTTCCGTTTGCGCCGCCAGGGCGGAGGTTATCGACCTCTTGACCGGCAGGCAGGTGGACCGCAACCTGGCGGGAATCTATGCCGGCTGGGTGAGCGCCTGCAAGATACAAAAAAGCCCCGGCGAAGTGGCCCTGGGCGCTGTTCCCGGCATTGTGCGGCTGCTGCCGGCCGGACTGAACGACGCCCACATCCTGGCACTGGACCAGGCGCGCTATGTCACCTTCCGGCAGTACATCGGCGAGGCCGGGTTCTATGTAACCAACGGGCGAATGATGGCCCCTGAAACGAGCGACTTCCGCTACGTGGAATTGCGCCGCGCCATGGACAAGGCTTGTAGCCAGGTGCGGACGGCGGCCCTCAGACATGGGCACGGCGAGGCAACGGAGGCAGGCATTGAGGCCCTGGAAGGCAACCTGACGGCACCCCTGGACATTATGATCGGAGCTGGTGAGATTACGGACGGCCGGGTGATAATCCCGAAGGACCAGGACGTGATCGCCACCTCCACCCTGCAGATCAAGGTGCGGATTGTGCCGGTGCCGATCATGCGCTGGATTGAAGTGGAAATTGGTTTTGAAAACCCGTATCAGTCTTAGGGGGTGAGCAAGGATGATTAATGGCAAGCGGTACGGCTGGGAGGACATCACCATCAACCTGCCCCACGGCCCCCTCCTGGACGTGGACAGCATCGAGTATTCCGACAAGCAGGATAAAGAGGGCATTTACGGCCGTGGCTCCATGCCGCGCGGTTACGGGGTGGGCAATTACGAGGGCGAAGGCAAGATGACTCTGAAACGCGAGGAGTTCCTGCGGCTGGTGGACTATGCCAAGGCGCAAAAACGGAGCCTTTACCGGCTGGCCCCCTTCAATATATCGGTCAGCTACGCCAACGATGACGAGCCGATCACCACCGACCGCATCAAGGGCGTGACGTTCACGGAAACCAGCACCAGCAGCAGCCAGGGCGACACCAGCGTGAACGTGGAACTGAGCTTCATCATCTTGAACGGCATCGCATGGAACGGCCTGGGGCCGAGTTAAGGGAGGTTAAACGATGAGTAAGCCTACAGAAGAGCAACTGGAGAACTGGAAAAGCCAGTACGGCGACGTGTACGAGCTGACGGGCGAAACGGAAGACGGCAGCCAGAGCTACTACTTCATCTTCCGCAAGCCCGGCCGGGCGGCCTTAAGCCGGTTCGCCAAGCAGGTCATGAGCGACGCCCTGAAGGCCATGCACAACCTGGCCTTTGACTGCCTGCTGTACCCTGATCAGGACGCGGTGCGCAAGTTGTTTGACGAGAAGCCTGGTATGGCCATTTCGGTGGGCAGCGAACTGCAGAAGATCGTGGGTACCAACCAGGATTTTTTCGTGAAGCGGTTGTAAGCCGGCTGGAGGCCCTAAAACAGGACGGCCTGGGCCAAACGAACATGCTTATCTCCCTGCGCTTTGGACTGTCCGACACGGAAGTGGCAGACCTGCCTGACGAGGAGTACATAGAGCTGGCGGCCCAGGCCTACTTTTTAGAGGAGCGGGAAGTGGAGCTGGTCAAGCTGGGAGTGCTGAAGGCTATCGGGGAGATTTTCCGGAGGCGTTAGTCTTCTGGCCCGCTTCGTCCCAGCCCTGTTTGGCGGCTTTTCCCCAGGCGGCCAGCACTTCGCCCGTGGACTTCAGGAGCAAAGCCAGCAGCGGCGGGCCGTATTTGATTGCGACCCAGGCCAAGGCCAACAAGGTCCCGATACCAACAAAGAAAAAGAATACGCCAAGAAATCCGACAAACATTTTTATCACCTCAAGCAAATTTTAGTTAAATTTTAATCCCTGCCGGAGGAGGTGTCAATGATTGGAATCGCTGTTCAAGCTGGGCGTGATAGTCACGGCCATTGACAAGCTGACCGGCCCGGCCCGCAAAATGGCCCAGGCGGTAACAAATTTAGACAAAACCATGGAACGCGCCAGGGGCATGGTGGAGTTTGGACAGCGCATGACCCTTTCCGGCGCGCTGGTGCAGGGCGCGGCCGACAAGATGCGGGACTCTGTTTTCGGCATCATGGAACCGTTGAAGGCGGTGGAGGATGCCTCCGCCCCCCTGGCCACGGTGGTCACCTCCACCATGGGCGGCGTGGAAAAGTCCCTGGAGGCGGCCACGGCGGCCGCGCTGGACTGGAGCAAGAACCACAGGGCCGCAGCGGATGAGTTTATTAACACGGCGTATATCATGGCCGGCGCGGGACTGAACGACGTTCAGGCCATCGAGGGCACCAGGACGGCCCTGGCTGTGGCGACGGCCACCATGGGCGACAACGCAGAGGCGGCCAACCTGCTGGCCGTGATCTACAACAACATGGGCGACAAGACTGCAGACGTGCGTACTGAAATGGCCCGCCTGGGCGATGTTGTCACGGCGACCCAGGGAGTGTTCCAGATCGCCAACATGGCCCAGTTGAGTGAAGGGTTGAAGTACGCCATCCCCTCAGCCTTGCAGGCGAGAATGAGCATTGAGCAACTGTCCGCCATCGTCGGCCAGCTCAACAACGCCGGACTGCAGGGCAGCATGGCCGGCACCGCCTTCGCGGCCACCATGCGGCAGATGACCAAGGCGTCAGCCGAACTAGGGTTTAAGGTGGCCAAGACGGCCGACGGTAGCGTGGACTTCATCGGCACCCTGGAAAACATCAAGAAGAAGTACGGCGACCTGTCCAAGTTAAGCCCGGAGGTGCAGATGGCCTTCCAGCAGGCGTTTGGCGACGAAGGCCTGCGAGCGGTGGTACTACTGAGCAACCAGACCGATGTCATGCGCAAAAACCTGGATGCGGTCACCAACTCCATGGGCGCGACCACCAAGGCCCAGCAGACCATGGAGGCCACGGCCAGCGCCCAGATGCAAATACTCAAAAACAATATTGACGCCCTGAAAATGGACGTGGCCAAGGAACTGCTGCCGGTGCTGCAGGGCATCATTCCGGACTTAAAGGTGATTGTGACACAGTTTTCCGGCTGGGCCAAGGAACACCCGGAACTGATCAAGACCGGGGCGCTGCTGGCCATGGTGGGCACGGGACTGCTGATGATCCTGGCCCCCATCCTTACCGTCGCCGGCGCGTTCATCACCATGGGGGGTTACGCCGTGCAGGGGGTCACCAAGGCCGCCCAGGGCATCACCTGGTTGAAGGGCAAGCTGACAGACAAATCGACCCTGACGGCTATTCAAAATTTATTTGGCCGCATGAGGACAGGCTTCAGCGCCGCCGGGCAAGGGGCCATGTCGGCGGGCCGCTGGGTGGTCTCCCTGGGCAAGAACCTGGGGCAGGCCGCCGTCAACGCCGGCAGGTTCGCCATGGTGGCCGGGGGCAAGGGCCTGGAGGCCGCCAAAGCCATGGGACTGGCTGTGTTCAACTTCGGCAAGCAAGCCCTCTTTACGGCCATCCGGGCGCTGCCGGGGCTTATCGCCGGCGTCTGGAGTTTTACCGCCGCCCTGCTGGCCAACCCCATCACCTGGATTGTGCTGGCGATTATCGGACTGATCGCGGTCATCGTGCTGCTGATAAAGAACTGGGATACCGTCAAGGCGGCGGTGATCAGCGCCTGGGAGACCATCAAGGGAGCTGTAAGCGCTGGCGTGGCCTTTGTCGGCAACCTGGCCAACAGCTTCTGGACGGTCATCAAGGGCGGCATAGACAAGGCCCTGGCCTGGCTGGGAGGATTATGGGACACGTTCAAGGAATCCGGCCGGGCGCTCTGGGATGCCTTCACCGACGGGTTGAGGTCCATCATCAACAAGCCGGTGGAAGTGGTAAAGAGCGGCCTGCAAAAAATCCGCGACATGCTGCCGTTTTCCGACGCCAAGACAGGCCCGCTTTCCGAGCTGACCAAGAGCGGCCAAGCCATGATTACCACCTTTCAGGGCGGCGTGGAAAGGAAAATGGGCGGGCTGCAGAAGGCGGTGGCCACCGGCCTGGCCGGGATTGCCCTGGCTTCCCCCCTGCCACCTCTCCCTTCCGCCCTGCCGCCCTTGAACGGGGTGGCTCAGTACGAGGTGGTCCAGGGACCTCTTCCGGCGGCTCCGAAAGTGACGGATATTCTCACGGCCGAGGTGCCGGACTTGACCGGGTACTTCCCGCCGCCGGCAAAACAAGGGACGGCCAGTGCGGCCGGACCCAGACCGGTAACCATCAATGGGGACGTTCACCTGCACGTGGACAAGGTGGACAGCCCGGAAGACTTGTGGCAGGCGCTGCGGCGCTTTGCTGAGGAAGTGAACGGCTAATGGCAAGAGAGATTATAACTGACGACTTCGGGCAGGTAAAGCTGGGCGACCAGATACTGCCCGGCATAATCCAGCAGATAGAGATTGACTGCAGTGTGCGGGTGGACATAGAGGAGGTGCCCGGCCAGTCCGGGGCATCCAAGCAGCCCCAGGGTTACGAGGACGCCAAAATGACCATCAGGATCACCCTCCAGACGGACGAGCAAAACAACTGCTATGACAAGGCGGCGAAGCTGGAAAGTAGTTTCAAGAAGGTGGACAGTCAGGCCAAGCCCTTCGTGTACCGCATTGTCAACAAACACGCCGCTGCCAGGGGCATCAGCCAGGTGGTCTACCAAAACTTGCGGACCACGGAAGGCAATGCGGACGACACCATCACCGCCGAGATCAATCTGCTGGAGTTTAAGCCCGTGGTGGTGAAGACCGAGCAGATCGCCGCCATGAAGACCACCACGGCCCAGCCCGACGACGGGCAGTACGTGGTCAAAAAAGGGGATTCCATGTGGGCTATAGCCAGGACTTACGGGGTCTCCCTGGCGGAACTGGTCAAGGCCAATCCTCAGATTGAGAACCCGAACCTGATATATGCGGGACAACGGCTGAACATACCCGCCGGCCAGCAGGCAGTGGCAAGCACGAACAGCCCGGCGGTGGACGACGACGTGGTGTAGGGGTGGCGCTGGATGAGTGAGTACATCTCCCCGGCCTGGGGAATAGAGATCGGGCCTTATACGGCGCAGAAAATGACGCGGTTTGACGTGTTCTCCTCCCGCCAGGCACCGCTGGACCTGGCCGAGGTGGAGCTGCCGAAGGCCGGCCTGCCTGCGGATGTCGCCGCCGGGGCCAGGATACGGATCAGTCAGGGTTATCGCGAAAAAAAGCTGTGGCTGATATTCGACGGGGAGATTGACAGGCTGGAGCCACGGTCCACCACCACCCTGATCTTCGCCCAGGACCAGGGGGCGAAGCTGAAGCGGACGGACTTTTCGCAGACCTTTGTTCAGGTCCAGCCCGGCGCGGTTGTCCAGCGGGGGCTGCAGAAGGCCGGGATAACGGCCTACCGTTTAAGCAGCAAGACGCTGCCGCCAAAGGCCTCCTTTGTGGCCAGCGGCAACTGCCTGGATGTTTTCAGGCGCGTAAATGCGGCCTGGAGCCTGGACTGGGCCTATTACTTCGAGCCGGAAGGAGAATTCTACTGGGGGCCGTGGGAGGAATCATCCAGGTACCGGCAGGCTGAGATTACCAGGCTGGAATACGGCGTCAACATCCTGGAGCCGACGCGGGTTGAAAACGGCGGCCAGCGCGGCTTGATCACCACCTTTGCCATGCCCTGGATCAGGCACTCCCACCGGGTGATCATCGTGGACCCGCGCCATTTCACGGAGCCGGTGGAAGCACGGGTGGAGCGCTGCCATTACCACCACGACGCCCAGAAAGCGAGGCTGACCCTGGAATGGTCACTAGGGAAGAAGTAGAGAAAGTGTTCAAGGCCCTGGTGGGCCAGGTGTTCCCGGTGCTGAACGGGGCCATGTACCCCATGAAGGGCAAGGTTATAAAAATCTACAACCAGGGCCGGCAGGCCGACGTTCAGGTGTTGGACAGCGCAGGGAGCACCCTTTCATCGTGGCCGGTGCTGGCCAAGCTCCGGGTGCCGGCCAGTCAAACGGCCCAGATCGGGGACCAGGTGCGGGTGGGTTTCTACTATGCCGACCCCAGCCAGCCCTATATTGACGAGGTGCTGAAGTAATGAGCTACATGTTAGGCACAGACATCCGCATTGAAAACGGCGACTTTGTAAGCGCTCCGACAGGCGACCTGCAGCTTGTAACAGGCAGGGCGTGCGTGGCCCAGGACCTTAAGCACAGACTCATTTCGCCCGAGGACGCCCTGTTCTTACATCCTGGATGGGGCGCTGGACTGACGAGGTTTATTCAGGCCGCCAACGACCCGCTGAACAGGCTGGACCTGCAGCAGGCCGTCCAGGAGGGCCTGGAGAGCGACCCGCGGGTGGAGGCCGGGTCCGCAGTGGCCGAAGTCATAAGCTGGGAGCGCGACCACATCAAGCTGCAGGCCACCTGCAGTATAATCGGTGAGACAAACCCGCTGAACCTGGTTATCGACATTTCCGGCGGCGAGATACGGATTGAGGTGATCTGATGGTTGACTTCCGACAGCTACTAGGCTTAAAGGGTTTAGAGACCTTGCTGCAGGAATTTTTTGAGCGTTTCAGGGACGCCGGCGGCAAGGCCACCAACCTGAACCCCGGCGGCGTGCTCAGAACCATGGCGGAAAGCGGTCTCTCCCCCGTGGCCGAACTGAACGACCTACTGGAGAAGGTTGTCCCCCAGGGTTTTGCGGCCCATGCCACAGGGCAATGGCTGGACCTTAAGGCCCAGGATGTTGGCATCACCAGGCTGGAGGCGAAAAAGACCAAGGGCGTGGTGACCGTGACCAGGCAAGACGCCTCCTCCTCCCTGCTTATTCCGGCGGGCACGGTGATGAAAACGGGACTGGGGCCGGATGGCGGAAGCCTGAGATATTTCGTTACCACCGACACGGTGCTGCCGGCGGGGCAGGCCCAAGGCAGCGTGCCGGTGGAGGCGGAGTTTGCCGGCGCTGAATACAACGTTGGCGAAGGGTACATCACCGTGCTGGAGACGTACATCCCCGGCGTGGACGAGCTGACCAACGGGGCCACCTGGATCACCGAGGAGGGCACGGACACGGAGAGCGACGAGGACCTGCGGCAGCGTTATTTTTTGCGCTGGAATGAGCTGGCCACCGGCGGCACCGATGCGTCATACATCTCCTGGGCCAGAGCGGTGGCCGGCGTGGTGGACGTGGCAGTAAACAGCCAGTTCCCGCGCGGCCAGGGCACCGTTGACGTGATCATCACCGGCCCCGAGGGAGCGCCATCCCAGGAGCTGATCCAGCAGGTCCAGGATTACATTGACCAGCGCCGGCCCAACGTGGCCAATGTGCTTGTGAAGGGTCCGACAACCCGGACGGTGGACGTGGCGGCTATTATTTACCTGCCGGCAGACAAGGGTGATGAGGCGGCCGCCCGGCTTGCCGGCGAACAGATAGTCCAGGCCTACTTCGGCATTGGTCAGGTTGATGGCGTGGAATCAAGGCAAATCGGAGACAGTGCCTACCTGTCGCGCATTACAGCGCTGCTCATGACCGTGCCGGACGCGGTAAACGCCGTCATATCCAGCCCAGCCGGCGACGTGATTGTGCAGCCTGACGAGTTAACCGTCCTGGGAACCCTGACCATTACTGTGCAGAGGGTGGCGTAAATGAACTTCAAGGATTATATTTTAAGCCTGCTGCCGGGGTTTTTGCGGCGGCCGGACGGGATAAAAACAGATATTGAACGCTGGGCCGAGGCTCTGGGCGTAAGTCTGGACGACCTGAAGCAGGCCATCTTCAAAGTGCGCCGGGCCTGGCTCTTAGATACGGCCACAGGGCCGGCTCTGGACCTGCATGGCAGGGACAGGGGTATTTCCAGATTACCCGGAGAAAGCGATGAATCCTATCGCCAGCGCCTGAAAGCGGCCTACCAGACCTATGCCCTGGGCGGCACAAATCCGGGCCTGGTGGCGGTGCTGAAGGTGATGGGCTACCCGGAGGCCCGCATCCATGAGCTGTTCAAAGACGGCGTGGTAACCCCCCTGCACAACGGCCAGAACTCATACAATGGGGCGGCCAGGCACCAGGGCGGCGTCCGGTGGGCGGAGTTCAAGATTTTCATGGGCATAGAGGGCGGCAAGGACTATGCGGCCGCCGAGCGCCAGGCCCTGCTGGCCGCCATAAACAAGGTTAAGGCCTCTCACTCCAAGTTGGCCGCCCTAACCCTGGAGTTGGCCATGAGCGACCGCCTGGTGTTCACGGAGCAGCAAGCGATAACTGCCGCATGGCAAGCCGAAGATGGAGCCGCCGGGCCGATCCTGCTGCACACCGGAGCGCCTTACGGGGTAAAACATGACGGCAAAGCCTTTTACCAGTCCGGCCGCCTGCGCGACGGCATGCCGGCGCTGACTGCGGCGGTGCAGGTAGGCCCGGAAATCATTCCCGGCTGCCGGACCTACCGGACAGCCTATAAGCATGACGGCGGCAGGCCGAGGTTCCGGCACGCCGGCAGCCTTTTGCGGGCAAGCTTCTGGCAACACAAC